AGTAATGCAATTTATCGGTGGCGAGCGCCCTGATACTCGGCACGTGCATGTGACCTACGCCGACAATCCGTGGTTCACTGAGACTCCATTGGAAGCCGAGCGCGAGTACTTGCAGCGCGTCGATGACGATGCATACCGCCATGTTTGGCTTGGCGAATGCCGCCGCAACACTGACGCGCAGGTATTCGCTAAGAAGTACACGGTCGAGCCGTTCACGGTTGGCGATGACTGGGATGGTCCTTATCACGGTCTCGACCTTGGATTCAAAGACCCGAGCGTGTTGACGAAATGCTGGGTATCTGGCAATCGCTTGTACATCGAGCGCGAAGCTTGGCAGCTCAATTGCGATATCGACCGCCTGCCCGCATTGTTGGATCAGGTTTCAGGAGCACGCGATCACGTCATTCGCTGCGATAGCGCGCGGCCCGAAACGATCAGCTATCTCAAACAGCACGGTTATCCAGATGTTGTTTCCGTTGAAAAATGGCCAGACTCGGTAGAAGACGGCGTGGCGCGTATGCGCGCGTTCGAAATGATCGTGGTACATCCTGACTGTGTGCGCACCCTTGATGAGATGCGCCTGTATTCTTACAAGGTGGATCGATTGACTGGTGACGTCATGCCAGACATCGTTGATCGTCACAATCATTGCATCGACTCGATTCGATACGGCATCGCACCGCTCATTAAGCGCGCCGCTGGTCAGGGCATCATCGAATACTACCAGCAGCAAAACGCCGCTAATGCCGCCGCGAAGGCCAGCACTTCGCCAGCCGCAGAAGTAGCGCCACAGCCTGCGCGTCGCCCTCTGTTCGAGATCGCCGCGCGACGGGGCGGCATTATGCGGGACATTTAGGAGTACCGATATGATCGTGACATTAGTTGCCCCCAGCATTTCGAGCTGGATTCCATCAATGGACACCTGCCTGCGCTTTGCACGTGGCGCGCATCCTGTGCTGGTGCCCAATGGCGCTGGACTGGTGACTATTGACACCAACGTTGTGCCGCTTCATGAACTGCTAGGCGCCGGTTTCTCGATATCTGGGTACTCGGCGGCCGACAATGATTGAGTCACTGAATTCGGCGCTGTTGTTCCATGCAGCGCTGTTGCTCGATGGATCGCTTCGCCGCGTTCTGCCGAGTGTTCACGGGCATGGGGGCATGCCGTGGTGAACAGCTCGCCACCCCGCGAGAGCCGGCGCGCCGTTTTGTTCACGGTGGTGGTCGGCAACTATTTACTTTTTCATGAATGAGGCACCAGAATGAGCGCATACCGTCATAGTTTTTTGCAGCCGGCCAAGAAGGCTGAGCATACGGATGGCCGCGACCGCGTCGCCGCCGAACTCAAAAAGATTCATCGTGCTGGCCCGACGCAGGCGGATTCACTTCAGAAGCGTGGCACTGTTCGCGTGACCGATGCGGACATGTTGCGCATCACGTTGTCCACGGCAGAAAAACGCGCGCGCTCTTTCGACGCGGAGGCGCTGAAGTCAATCACGCGATTGCTGCGCAAGGGTGGCAATAAGCTGTCGCCCTATACCGTGCTCGGCAGTGAGCCGTTGCGCAAGGCGAACAGCGCGCCACAGTCTTCCAACGCGGCCGAGAATCACGACATGCCAGACACTGGCAGCAGCGACGGCAATGAAGGCTATCAGACGGATGTAAAGCAAAAAGCCGCGCAGTTATATCGAAACGGCGACGATGTCATTCGAGCCATCGCGCAGGATCGCCTGAGCGGAAAGGACCTTACGTCGTTCTGGGAATGAGCTAATCGTGGCAAAGTTGTACATCGCCGAGTTTCCGACTTTCAGCAACGACACCACGGCGGGTGGTGGACTGCCGTTCGCGAAGTGGCCGCCATTGGCGTTCCAGGCGCTTGCGTTCAGCGGCGAGCCTGCAAATTCCAATGCGTTCAATCAGCAGACGCGCGTGATTCGTGTACACACAGATACCATCTGTTCACTCATGATCGGACCACTGACGCCTGCGGGTACCAATCAGGTACCGACTGCATCATGTCCACGATTGCCTGCGAACGCTACCGAATACATTGCGGTGAATCCGGGCGATTACATCAGCGTGGTATCGAATAGTTGATGAGTGCTTGCGAGCATGCGCAGTGGCCAGCCGGTCGGAAGTTGCGCTGGCGCAGCACGCAGCCGACCAGGAAACAGGAACAGCGCCAGCGGGTTTATCGCTGGGAGCAGGCCGTATGGGACCGATGCGGTGCTTCAGGATCACCGCGCCTGAATGAACGTGCGGCTGTCGCGGAGTTGTCGCGGCTGTGGGAAGCATATGGAGCCCGTTGTAGGCCGCTCTATCCGCATGTACCTGAGCTAGTCATCCAGGAAATGAGACCCGCAGCGCTCGCCAAGGTACTGGCGCATCGCATCCTGATTCATCCGCATGAATGCCGATTGCCAGTCTTGATGCATGAAGTTGCACACCTACTTCTGCCCGGGACTGAGCACGGACCGGCATGGCGCGAATTGCTCATGCGGATGTGGCTGGACGCATGGGAAATGCCGATAGCAGAAAGTCAGCGGCTCGCAATTGAGCATGGCATACATCCGTGATCTGCTTAAAGGCCAGAAGGCCATGATCACGGCAATGCTGTACCCGGATGCGGCGAGAATCAAACGTAAAGGTTCTGGTTCTTTAGCAACTAAACAACCAGGATTCTCAGCGGCGCTACTCAGTCAAGCCCGCACCGTGCTGCGCGTGTCGCCAGTAGATCCGTGATCGTGCTGCTGATCGTGCTGGGCGTCGCTGGCGTTGTGCAATTCGTCGCCGTGCCATGGATCAGACTTGAACTCAAACGCCGAGCAGCAAGGGCCAGAAGGCCGCAGGCAGAGGAAATCTGGCTACAGGATCGCGATCAGCTTTTTTACATCGATCACGTCGGCCCCAACGGCGTTTCGCTGTACTGCATGGATGCTGACAAGCAGTTCACGCGCTGGACGGATTCATGGGAAGAATGGGAAGCGCGGTTACGGGCGCGAGTGGTGGTCTACACCGGCATGAAGCGACCGCTGGGCAATGAGTGAAGCTGCCACTTTGATAGTCTATCAAAGTGGTCCAAATCGCAGCCGGCTTCGCGGCATGCTTGGCGAATGTGTGTGGGATGATGTTGGTTACCACTTTGCACCCCGTGTAAAGTGGTCCAGTTTTTCGCTAACCACATCGCATCGCTGCGGACACTCGGATTCGACACCACTCCGGTATCGAGACCGCTGGGCACTAACTAGAACTGTGAACGGCGCACCATTCTGCGATGGCGTTTTAAGTTGCTGCGCAAAAAGCTCACTGTCATCCTCGATTGCGGCTGAATGATCAGCATACATCATGACCGCATCATCAAAGGGGATATTACGTGAGTACCTATTTGAGACAGTTAGAAGATTTAATCACAGGCATACAGGATAAACTTCGGCAATTCCTGCCTGCCCTCACGCAGCCGCTAGCAAACGAGCTTGAACAGTGCATCATCGAGCTGGATGCCGCGCCAGAATTGGCCAGGAAGCTCAGCCAAGGATTTACTGGCGACAACTTCGGCAGACGGCCGAAGTAGCGACATCGTAACCAGCATCGCGGCATGCATTTCTAATTGCTGTTGGATGATTTAAGCCACTTCCATATGATAGTGAAGTGGTAAAATTTTTAGCCAACCACTTTACATGGAATGCAAAGTGGTCCAATTGCGCGAGCGAGCTGCTGGCCGCGATGGAGAAAGCCACAGGCGCCGCCGACAAAGGCAGCAAACGAGATGGCAAGGGCGGCAAGATCATAACGCAGTCGAATGGTGCGACCGCGTTACCGACCATCAAGGAACTCGGCATCAGCAAGGATCAGTCGTCGCGTTGGCAGCAACTGGCGAAGAATCCGAAGGACCAATAAAGAACGCCCGAAACCAATACGCAACTGTTTCGGTGCCCGTCATGCCTTCCAGTAATTCGCCTGTTTCGTCTCTGTGTGCTGCAAGCCGAGGCTCCGTAGCAATAAACATGATGAATGCCAGAGCGCTCACGCAAACTGACTTTGCGGTGTCTTCGTCAATCGCGTTAGGGGCTGAGACTACCTCTCCGTCTTTCCCAATATCGACGTAGATGGATTTCAGTCTGAGTTCGTGAAGTACGCCACCTAATATCGGTTTTTGCCATTCGTCCAACGTACCATTTCTCGTCTCCTCTGCCACTCGCGCCCGCGCCCACGCCTCAAGGCGCTGCTGCTGACCCGACAAGCGACCGGCGCGTAAATCAGTAATAAAGGACGCGAACTCAGGATGCTTGTCAACAATCTGCTGCACTTCGATTGGCACATCGGCATCCGGTGCTAGGCCGTTCTTTAAGATCGATTGCCATTTGGCCACAGTCTGCAACTTCATTAAAACGGTGACCACGGCGACGAACGGCATTTGATGGATTACATGCCTGTTGCCGCTTTCAATGTCCTTCCCGTGAGCCATGCACGTTATTGCCTTGCCCGCTTCTTCGATGGACAAGACTGCGGACGCTAACGCGCTGGGATATCGGCTGTTCTTGTAGTGCACATCGGCCTCTGTCAGATGCCTGATGGCGTTGCGCACGACGGCCCAGAGCGCGGGGGTTGAAACGCCAACGCGAGTCAAAGCAACGCTGGCCGGCTTCGATTTACTGCGCTTTGTCACTTAAAATGAAGGGCAAATTCCAGGTACCGCGCGGGCCATGCCTCGATCTTACGAAATTACGCTTGCGGTGAAGTTGGCTACAGACTTGGCTACAGCGTCCTTTCCTGATCTCGTTTTAAGCTGGTCGGAGCGCCGAGATTTGAACTCGGGACCCCTTGCACCCCATGCACTCCAAACTCGCACGCACATGAAAGTACATGAAATGACTTGTTAGTGCAAATGGCTTAAATTACAGTCCCGCGAGCGCCTCACGCTCTAACGTGCCGTTTCATGCGATTTCATGTACATTGGCCACAAGTTGGCCACAGCAAAGAAGCTCAAACGATTATCGAGACTCACCGCGGCTGCGGTCGATAGCCTGCCTCCTGGCCGATATACCGATCCGGCAACGACGGGATTACAGCTGCAGGTGCGAGAGAAGCATGGCGGCGCGTCGCGGACTTGGCTGTTTCGCTACCGCTGGCGCGGCCAATGGGTGCGTCTGACGATCGGTCACCGGCCGGGAATGTCCCTTGCCGATGCTCGACAGGCCGCCATAGCCTGTACCCGTCAGATCGACGACGGTATTGACCCCCGCAGGGCCCGGCCTCGAAGACGCCCCACAGCAACGCATGTAAGCATGTCTGCGGCGGCCGCTGGTACAGACGCACGCCATACGGTTGACCACTTAGTAACTGAATTCACCGAACGGCACTTAAGGCTAACCCGAAAGCGCCCCGAGTATGCCGAGGCCATGCTGCGCCGTGACGTCCTGCCGGAATGGAGGGGCCGGGATGCCCGAACGATCAAGCCGCGCGAGGTCATCGAACTGCTCGACAAGATCGTCGCGCGCGGAAAGCCGATCATGGCGAATCGTACAGCCGCCCTGCTCGGCCAGCTCTTCAAGTTTGGTATTCACCGGGCCATCGTCGAAACCACGCCCGTACAGCTCCTTATGCGGCCTGGGGGTAAGGAGAAGCCAAAGCAGCGCACACTCAGCGATGAGGAGCTGAAGGCCTTCCTGGGCGATCCAGTTAAGGCGACGCGGCTTCGCCGCCTAGCGCACGTGATTCAAATCCTGCTACTGACCGGCCAGCGCCGGGGCGAGCTTGCCGGCGCGCGCTGGCGTGACGTGATTCTGAAGGGCAAGACTCCTACCTGGACCATTCCGGCCGAGAACTCCAAGAACGGGCGCGAACATGTCGTACCGCTTTCAACCTGGGCGGCCAATGAATTCCGCCTACTGAAGAAGGCTGCGGGCCACTCGCACTGGGTACTTCCAGCGAAGGATAAGGCACAGCCTCTTGAGGCGAAGCTCCTCACTCGAGGCGTCGCCAAGTGTCAGCCACGATTTAAGGCCCTCGGCGTCGCACCCTTCACTCTCCACGACCTGCGCCGCACATGCCGCACCGGCCTCGCCCGATTGAAGATCGAGCCGCACATCGCTGAACGGGTGCTCGGTCATGCCCAGGAGCGGATTACCGCGACATACGACACTCACGCATATCTTGAGGAGAAGCGAGCGGCACTCGAAAAGTGGGAGAAATATCTCCAGTCGCTGCGTAAGGCGCTCGCATGAAGAATATGCGTGATGAGGCCGTCGAGGCGTTCATGGGGCTACTTGCGGTTAAGAAGTGGCGTCATCGATTCTCTAGCGAAGAGGCTTGGCAGCGGGTCTTCGATGAGCACCTCGCAAGTATTCCAAGCGAATTGAAACTGGAGGTATGCGCGCAGGCAATTTTCTATGAGGCACGTAGCTACCTAGTTGCTGATCTATGGCGTGAACGATGGACTGACAGACACCGCAACATCGCTGATACGCTCTTGCTCCGAAAACGCCGCCATGAGTGGTTCGAAACGATATGGTTCTCCGAGCCGATATACAACGCCGCATATCGAGTAGCGACGGAATTGCAGCTAGAGGTAGACCGAGCGGCCTTCACGCTGAAAGTCATCGTGCGTTGGCTCGAATACGCGCGAACGCTCTGGGATGGCGGCTTCGGCGATGCACACTCGCTGGCCGCAATGCTCGATGCTAGCGTAATGCAAGCCAACCAGCAGCTTGAGCATCATCGTGCTTCAATCGAGCGAAGTGAACCACGATTTCAGACCGAAGCCCGCCAGAGACTTGCAGAAATGGAGCAGGAGCTTGGGGCCGATCTTGGGTTAGCCCAAATATTTCCGACTAACCTGCTTGGAAAACGGGGAAGCGCGATGATCTCTCATGAAGCAGCGGCTCGAGGCTGGCTGATCCGAAAGCTCAATCGTCTGCTTCCGCCGTTCAAGACAGAGCGCTACGCGATCATCGCCGGTCTCCTTGGCTTGGCTGGGGTAACTGGCTTATCTGCACAATTAGTTCGGGCGACCCTCAAATCTGGCCGCACCTAGGACTAAATCTTCGGTTCCCGCATTAGTACGGGAACCGATTCCCGCCAAATTGGGATCGGGAAATCCTGACACGTCTTAGGTCCCACCGCTTTCGGTGGCACGTTATCGGTTCCACCGTTTCCGGTGGCACCGAATAACGCCAAACCCTGAGCATTGCTCCGTTAGCCTAAAGGGTTAGCCCCCGTTTCTTTTCCGCGGCGGTTACGTGCTGAACTCTCAGCAGGTTTCATGCAATAGCGAGAAAGCACATATGGGATCAAGACGCAGCACGCGGTGCGATAGCAGCGTATCTCGGGCGGTCATGCCACGGCGAGTCAAGCGGCCTGATTTACGAACCCGTGGAGCGCCGAGAGGCGGCACAGCGGTAATTTGGCCGTCGGGACTCGAAGAGAGGCTCGGTATCAGCCCCATCACGCGCTGGCGCTGGGAACGTGCCGGCAAAAAAGTGTCCAGAGGCGAACCCATTCGGCCGCGCACGCGGTCGCTACCACCACGCGACGTTTTCGCCGGTGGCCAAGCAATCGGGTGGCGACCCGAGACGCTAGAAAAAGCGGAAAGCAAATTGAGATCCGCCTAGCGAGAGCTCCAATCTAGAAGTTTGCGCCGGACGCGGGAGGTGGCACTTTCCCGGCCGGCGCGATGAGCCAACACATGAATTCTCCCATGCCCGTACTGGGGAACGCCAACTATGGCGACAGATGCACTTGCGGCAGTTGCTGGCGCGAGCTGCTGCTCGAGGCGTTACATCGCAGCGAACTCGATTGGAACGCACCTATCGCGCGCGCTATCAGGCGACGTCGCGCTCAGCTGCTGCGGCGCCGATCTCAGGAAATCATCAATCGTGCGGCCCTGCTAGGCCGAATGTGGAACGTTCACGGATCCTGCTCAAATTACCGAGGGCCCGAAAATCCGTATCGTATCTCCCGAAAATTGATCTCCAGGGCACGCCGAAGGCCGGCGAATAGCGGAGCCATCAATAACTTTGGTGCTGACGAGCCCTCGGCTGCGTACACCATCGCGGAAGCCTCGGAACGTGACTATGTGTAGCCGCTGGCTGACCTATCTGCGTGTGCAGTCGCAGCGGGCACGAGATTTGAACTTGCCGCCATGCGGGCAGTGTCAGCGGCGGGCGCTACTGAGGGATCCGTGGGCTGCGTACCGCGCCCGACGTCTTGAGCGAGTGATTGCAGCCCACCCCGATGAGGAAGGCCATGGAACCAAGCGCTATGCGGTCATCGCGATGCTCGCGAGTCCGGCGACGACACTACTGAGCTATCGGGAAATTGGCCGTAGAGCAGGCGTTTCCTTCCAGTACGTCGCTGCGGTGGCGAAAGCGGTGAATCATCGGCCTGAGAAGCGTCTAGTGACTCGAGGCGGCAAGACCTACCTGCAGCGCGCTAAGGCCTCAGAGAACCCGCGCACTGCATCTGTCTACAAGGCACCCATTCACGATACGTGGCCAGCTAATATAGAGGTGTCGGGCGCACACACCCGCCCCAACTCAAAGTCTTGCAGCAGCGATGCGTGCAAGCAGCGCGGCCATCGGCAGCGCAATGCGGCGTGATGAACGGCGCCAATATAGTCTCGTTCCCAAGCAACGACCCCGTCGACGCCGTCGAATCAGTCGATGACCTCGTGCGCATACCTGAGCGCGACTACGCAGTCTGCTACGCCGGATTCGCACTGAGTGGCGCCTACGGCGGGCGGTTGCGCATCGACTTCAAGATCATCGAGACAGGCACCGAAGCATTTGGCACGGTCGTACCGGCCTGGTACGCCGCCACCGTCCTCAACCGGAAGTCCAACCACTTCAAGGTGGCGCGGCATTCGAAGTTCGCCCGCGACTGGCGACTGATCTTCGGTCACGGCATTGCCCGCTGGGACCGAGTACCCATGAGCGCCCTGAAAAACATCACTCTGAAGGTGGCAATTAACACCGTGAACCGCGACCACGACCGAAAGCCGATAGCCCCGGTTAACCAATATTCAGTGGTGAGCAACGTGCTCGGAAGAGTGCAGATATGAGTCTGCTCTTACCACTCCAATCCAAGCCCAACCCTACCCAGCCTGAAACTCTTAGGCGAAGCGGCATTTCCGCCTGTTGGCTCATGGGTTTATGCGCACGGGCACGGATTGATTTTTGGCAACGATCTTCAGCCCCCAGACAGGCAGCGGGCCGGAGAGTCACTCATCAAGCAACTACTGCCGGCCCAGCTCGGGGAGCAATCAACACGCACGTGGATTGTAACCCCCGACTGGGCTCTGAAACAGCCCTGATGAGTGGCTCAAGACTGCCTTACCTACGTGTGGAGACCCAGTTGGATGCGATCCAGAGGGCGGCATGAGCCGCGGCAAGAGCAAGCGCACGTTGCAAGTGCTAGCGGCCGTTATCGAGATCCTGCGCGAGATCCAACCGGCGAGCGTTCGCGCGGTCTGTTACCAGTTGTTCGGGGCGAAGCTCCTTCGAGACATGGGCAAGTCCAGCACCAACTCTATCTCGCGACTACTCACCATAGCCCGCGAAGAGAAGCAGATTCCATGGTCCTGGATCGTGGACGAATCCCGTGAAGCCGAGACGGCCTCTCGCTGGAGCGGCCCGGACGAAATCATCAGGGCTGCCGTCACTACCTACCGACGCGACCAGTGGCAGGATCAGGATTTCCTGGTCGAGGTCTGGAGCGAAAAAGGGACCGTTCGAGGCACACTCGCCCCGATCCTCGACGAGTACGGCGTCACCTTCCGCGTGATGCACGGCTACGCATCCGCGACCGTAGTCAACGCTATCGCTGAATTATCCACCAGCACCGAAAAGCCGCTCATTGCGCTGTATGTGGGCGATTGGGACCCATCGGGCAAACACATGTCCGATGAAGATCTGCCCCGCCGGCTGGAAGAGTACGGCGCCAACGTGATCCTGGAGCGCATCGCGCTGCTAGCGAATGACCTTAAGGGCCTGCCCAGTTTCGATCTTGAGAGCAAGAGCCGGGACCCGCGCTATCGCTGGTTCAAGGAGGAGATCGGCACGAGCTGCTACGAACTTGATGCCATGCGCCCACCGGTACTTCGAGCGCGGGTTGAGCAACAAATCCGCGAATACATCGACATTCCAATCTGGGAGCACGCCCGGATGATCGAGCGGACTGAGATCGAGTCCATGCAGCAGTTCTACCAAAATGTGGCAAGCATGAATTTGCTCGGATCGACGCTATGAGTATCGACAAGCGAACATGCCACTCAGTATTGGCGGTTACCAGTTCAGTTAACAGCAAAACCGCTCGTTTGGGCGGTCACAGAGCGGCTAAGCACACGCTTATAAAAGCTGAAGGTCCAGCTTTGTCACCACGTGCCTGCGCCGGAATCGTGGCCCGGTCATGACGAAAGCCAGAAGCGCAAGAAATCGCCCTGCCCGAGCCACGCCTCGAGGCCGGCTCACCTCGAGCAGTGGGTCGACCGCAGCCGTGCCAGATCCCGAGCGCCTCGCGCTATCGTCCCGACTATCGCCGGCACAGGCAGCTGCCGAATTGCAGCGACGACGCATATCACACCAGCTGCAGGGGGTACACGTACCCGCAAAGGCTGCGAACCCAGACCACCTGACCATTATCGGTCGCGATGGCGAGACGGAGGTCGATGCCAGAAGCACCGCCTCTCTGAGTCCAACGATTCAGGCCTCCGTCACCATAAAGCAGGTGAACAAGGACTTCGGCGAGATCGCCTTGAATGCGATCGTCACCGAATTGGCAAGGCAGTGCGAGGTCGTGGCCAACGGCGATCTGACGCGCGCGGAAACCCTACTGACTGCCCAGGCCCACACCCTCGACAGCCTATTCAACAACCTTGCCCGCCGAGCGGCTGTGAACATAGGCGAACACGTGCACGCTGCAGACGCCTATCTGCGGTTGGCTCTTCGGGCACAAAACCAGTGCCGGATGACGGTCGAGACCTTGAACGAGATTAAGAACCCTCGCAGCCCGACCTTTGTCCGGGCATCCCAGGCGAACATCGCCGGCGGTCATCAGCAGGTCAACAACGGCGCCGCGGCGGGTGAAGCCCAGATCTCGCGCGCGGGGGAAAAGACGATCACGCCAAGCAAACTATTGGAGGCGACTGATGGCGAACGGGTGGAGTGCGGAGCGCCGATGCCGGCAGGCCGAAGCGATCCATCGCTGGCGCCCATGGGAGAAGTCCACGGGTCCGCGGACACTCCGCGGCAAATCGGCGGTGTCGCGTAATGCGTACCGCGGAGCAATCCGACCACAGCTGCGGCAATTGGGACTGGATTTGCGGCGGCAGATGCGGGGGCTGTCCGAGTTCCGATAGAACGGTCGGCCCCCGCCTGGGTGCAGGTCGAGCAGCGAACGGCGGTCGACTTCCTGCCGCGTTGCAACAGCAGCGATCGCCGATGTTATCGTTTCTCAACGACCGTCCGAAAGCGTTTACATCGCTGCCCGATAGGCGTAATGTTCCCTCAATTGGAGGGCGCGACGATGGAGCAGGCAATCGGATACACGCGGGTTTCCTCGGCCGAGCAGGGCCGCTCGGGCTTAGGGCTGGACGCGCAGCGTCAGGCAATCGAAAACTTTGCGAAAGCCGAGGGCATTACGATTGCCGGCTGGTATCAGGACGTGCAGACCGGCAAGGGCTCGGATGCTCTGGCGCTGCGTCCCGGTCTGCGCTCCGCGCTGAAGGTCGCCAAGTCGCTCAAGGGCGCATTAATCGTTGCGAAGCTCGACCGTCTGGCCCGCAATTCGCACTTCATCACCGGCCTAATGGAGCAGCGCGTGCGCTTTGTAGTCACGATGCTGCCGAAGGCCGACGCCTTCACCTTGCAGATCTATGCTGCCCTGGCCGAAAAGGAGGGAGCGCAGATCAGCGAACGCACGAAGGAAGCGCTGGCGCGTTCCAAGAAGAAGCTCGGCATGGCTGGCAAGTCAAAGGCCGAGCAGAAGGCGATTTTAGCGCTTGCCATGGAAGCGAAACAGAAGGCCGCCACGGCGCGAGCCGAGGCACTGCGACCACAGATCGAGTTTGCCCTGAAGCCCGGCGTATCGTTGCGCAAAGCGGCCGAGGCGTTGAACAAGCGCGGTATCGAATCCGTCGGCGGCGGACTTTGGCACGCGCCATCACTTCTCAAGGCTGCTCGACGGCTCGGGCTTCGATAAGGGCGTCACACTCAGATCGATCGGCTTGGGTCGATTCCTGCAGCACGCAAGGTGCGTTCAAACCGCTCGCAGTTGAACTTCAACATCGCAATCTCCGAATAGGCGCCGTACAGGCCCCACGTGACGAGACCGCCCAGGACGATGTAGGCGACAAGTCCGTGGCGCTGCATTTCCTCCCAGATACATATTCCGGCCGTCAGGCCGCCGAGACCCATCCCGATTTCGTTCGCGGAAGCACCGAGTCGCTCGGAGATGCCCATGTTTCCCCTCCCTCTGTCGTAGCCCGGAAGGCTAGTCCTGCGCCGCCGTCGCGTCTTTCTCAGCCATTGGCCAAGTTCACTTACCGGAGCATTCTCATGACCCCCCAAACCGACACCGACCGCTACACCGTCTTTGATACGCCCGTCGGACGATTAGTGATTCTGAAGGCACGGGACGGCAACGGAATGCATCCGGCCGCCTCGGACATCAGCGGCGCCTTGCATGACGTGCTGACTCTCAACGATGCGTTCAAGACGGCCAGTCCCGAAACGGCCGGCGCGCTCCGACATTCCCTGGCGGGAGCGAAGTCCTCTGTCTATGGATTGACTGGCAAACTCAAGGCGTTACGCGACTCAGGTGCACCGTTTGCGGTCATCGATGCCGTGGAGAGATCGCAGCACACCATGCGGCTCAACCTCCAGCAGATCGAATCCGGCCTATTCCGGTTGGAGCAGTGATCTCCGCCCCAATGACCGCGAGCACCGATCTGGTGGCCGCACGAGCGGCATGCGTGCAACTCGAGCAAGCCATCGCTGTGAACACGGATGGCCTGCGCTGGCTCGATGGCAGGCTCCGCGAGGCGGAGCACACGGCGGTCCTAATGCAGGAGGCCGCGCGCGCCGAACTCAATGCGATGCCGGAAAACCCAGTACCCAGCGATCGAAAGAAGGTCGCGGACTTCGGCGAATTCATGCTCGGGCTGCTCGACCTTCAGGCCATCGTGAACGAAACACGATTGCAGGTTGCATCGGAGCAGCAGAGCCTCGGCCTACGGCTTAAGGATGCTCAAGCGCGAGTCACCGCCATTGCCGGCTCTCAAAAAGAGGCCACGTCGTGACCAAATCTAAATGGGCGCGGATCGCCGCCGATCTACTGGCTAAGCGCGATGCGCTCGCAGCCGAGTTCGAGGAGCTGACCCGTACGTGGGTGCAGTCCGATGGACCGGCAACGGTGGCGCGTGGTGACTCGGCTAAAGGCGTAACACCGCCGACAGCAGGAGAACTAGTCAGGCTGGCAATGCTCAGCACCCGCATTCATCGCGCCGGCAAGAGGGTGCGGCGGCTGACGGCCGACATGCAGCGGCACGCCGCGCGGGAACCCTAACATTACTGGGTCAGGATTCCCCACACGAATACGCCGACGAACAGCAGCACGGCGGCGCTGATGAAGATCGCCACGACGCCAAACACGAAGTAGAGCACTCGCCTTGGGAACGGCATCGCGTGCTTGAAGAATGGCGCACGCGGTTGCCGCGCCACACGCCCGGGCGGGTATTGCACGGCGCGGGAATGATCGGCCGCCCACTCACGAACACGATAGAGGACTGACACCATGTTTGAAGCATACAACGTTGCAGTGAAATTGACCCTCCGGGATGGCGTGACGGCCGGCCTCATGGGCTTGATGGGCTCGTTCAGGAGCCTGCACGGGTCCATTGCGACGACGAACTCCGGCCTTATGGATATGGAGCGGCGCCTGAAGGGCATCAGGACCCTGGGCCTGGCAGGCGGCCTCACGCTCGGCGCAGGAGCCATGGGACTTGGGATGTTTGAGGCGCCCATCAAGGCAGCACGCGAATACGAATTGGTCTTCAACAAGTTCAGAAACCTGAACTTGGGCGATGTCATCAATAGTCAGGCGGATAAGTTCGCGCGCGGCGCGGGGCTGATGGGTATCAGTGCCACCCAGCTGATGCAGACTCTGAGCGAGAGTGTCGGAATATTCGGCTCTTACGCTCAAGCCTCGAAGCTCGCCCCGATGATCGCAAGCGTCAACGCCGCCAATGCGGCGATCTATCAAGGGAAGGTCGGCGCTATCGATGACGGCGCCTCGCGCTCGCTCATGCAGTTCATCGACCGACGCGGCGGCACGAAGGATGAAGCTGGGTTCAGGAGCAATCTGGACCTCGCCGAGAAGCTCGTTACTGGGTCCGGCGGCTTCCTCAAGTTCGGCGACCTCGCCTCCTTCAGCCAGCAAGGCGGCACGGCGTTCAGAGGGCTCTCGGACCAGGGCATTCTCAACTACGCCGCGATCCTGCAGGAACAGGGCGGTCGTCGTGCCGGTACGGCTCTGATGAGCATCTACCAGAACCTAATTGCCGGACGCACGCCGGCAAAGACGATGCTCAAGCTGCAGGAACTTGGCATCGGCCAGACCAGCTGGCAGACGCATATGACGGCTGCGGGCAAGCAAGTGAAGTCGCTCGTCATGACGCATCCAGTTGCAGAGGCATTGCTGAGCTCCGACCCGGTGTCATGGTTTCGTCAGGACTTCCTGCCGCTGCTCGCGGCCAAAGGCATCACAAGTCAATCCGACATCCTTCGCGTCACCAATGATCTGCTTTCCAATCGCAACGCATCGGGCCAAGCCTCGCTCATCGACACGCAGATGTTCCAGGTGCTGCGCGATGCGAAGCTCACCTCAAACGCGCTTGGCTATAACGATGTGATCGCAGCATGGAAGAAAGACCCGAACAGCGCGTTCGCTGATCTGACCGCCAGATGGAACGACACGCTGATAACGTTGGGTCGAGACACACTGCCAACCGCTATCAAGGGCATCAATGGACTCAATACGTCGCTTAGCACGATGACCAAGCTCATGGACCGCTTCCCGAAGACCACGACTGGCGTGGCGATCGCAGGCGCGGGGCTTGCAACTGTGGCCACCGTGGGCGGCTCCCTGATGCTCGCCGTGGCGGGCTTCAGGGCTCTGGGTTTGACACTCGCGGTCGGCAAGGGGCTGGGTCTCGGCGGCCAGTTGATGGAAGTCGCCGGAGGATTGGGTGCCATCGCGGCCAAAGCCGGCCTATTGGGCGCTGCAGGGGCTGGCGGCTATTACTTCGGTAAGTGGATTAACAGTTTCGGCCCAGGCGGGGACTTGGGCGGCTTCCTCGGTGGCAAACTCTTCGAAGCGACTCACAGCGATCCAAATGCATCATGGCACGGGGTTGCGCACGGCAGTATTTCGCGCGGTCCCAGTCAGTATGTCCCGCCAAATCAGCCACCCGCCATCAATTTCTATGTGCACAACAAGCTCGATCGTCACGGCCTCACAACGGCCATTTTCGACGAGGCGGGTCGCCAGCTGAATCGTCCACAGACCGGCCCATCATTCTTCGACGATTCCGCGGCACTCATGCCCGCTGGCGGACTTCCGGGACACTAGCCGTGAGAGAGTTCGAGAGCGTTCTCGCCTTCGCCGAGCACCTAGTCGTGCTCAAGCATGAACTGCACAAACATACCGAGCACGGCCTCGAAAAGGCGTTGCAGATCATTCAGACCGACGCCGAGCAGCAGATCGGCCACTACCAGGAAGCGGCGGGCCGATTTCCCGAATGGGCTCCCCTGGCCGACAGCACAGAGGCGGAAAAGGCTCGCCTGGGCTACCCGGCCGATGCGCCCCTACTTCGCGAGGGCGATCTACAGCACAGCTTCAGCCACGAGGTCGAGGGTAACGAGGGCATCGTTGGCTCGACCGACCCCACTATGGTCTACCACGAGTTCGGCACTTCCAAGATGCCTCCGCGCCCGGTAATGGGGCCGGCGGTTTTCAACAATCGCAACAAGGTCGAGAAGATCATTGGTCGAGCGCTGGTGGAGGCGATCGTCGATGGCGAGGTAGTGAGCGAACTTGGCGCGGACTACTTTGGCGACGGCTAATAGCGGTCATGGCGAGTCGCAATAGAATCGGCGTGACAACGCGCTCGCAAGTAAGGTACGCCTACCCGGCGCCGCTGGTCCTATTGGCCGTATTAGTCGGCGTCGTTCCCTGCGGGGCAAAAGTACCAATCTTTAAGGTCACTGGTCTTGGCCCTCCAGGAGAAGCAGAACGTGCTGTGATGAACCGCCCCTTGTGTGACATACGTGAAGCATCCTGTGACAGCAAGCCTCTTGGTGCCGTCGATGACACTCTGATCAATATCTGCGGGAGGGAAATAGGAAAAAGCTGTATAGGTGTTGTTTCCGGCCGCCGGGTACGCTGCACCCAATTCCGTGACCTTCTGTTTTCCTGCTTTACACCCATCGAGATAGGTATTGACCGCTCCCAAAAGAGCCGTCGAATTTTCGTCGCTATAGGTGCTGGTGAAGCCATTGCTGGCAAATGTGGTGTGAATCGCCGGCTCTTTTCCGCTATTCGCGTATCGAATCGCGATTCTCAGTTCTTTGTTCAAAATAGGTGTGTCGCTAGTAGCACCAGTTGGACCGATCCAGGCCCTCAGATTGGCGATATTCGTCGCGTGAGCGTCGTCGGTGGCTCTCTTAGATACATTGAGTTGATTGCTGAAGATGCACGACTGAACTGCGTAAACGCAGAAGGTAAAAAATATGATTACCAGCGTTGCAAAAGCCACTCGGTTTTGTGGGCTCTTCCAGTAGCGTTGCTGTGGGGCGTTGGGGTAGCAATGATTGTCTGGGGATGGCCCAGATTGACCCTTCTCGGGTTCATCGTAGCTATGAGCGCCATCATTCCCATCTGGATTGGCGTTTGGTGGGTTGGGTGGCTGTTCCTCTGGTGACACCGCACGACTCCTGTCTTTATCGATCGTCCCGGGACTTCGTGTTTGTGATTACCGGCACATGGACGTAATGTAGTTTGCGGCGCTCTGAAATCGCTTGAACATTGTCCGGTTCAGCGAAACACAGTTGTCTCTGTATGCTGCGCTATTCTTTCCGGTGCCCCAGTAGCTAGTCGCAACGTTCTGCACGCCGCCAGCGGAAATCTCGAAATAGCCGCTCAGCAAGTGCGTATTCACTTGGGCGGAAGTGATATTTCGATACGGAGTCTGAAAGATGCTGGCGCCGAAGAGATGTCCAGTCATGTAGCCGGCTTTCAGGATTAGGACACGCCGGTCTGTGCAGATAAGAGCTTCCGCAAAGACTCCACGAAGCTTCACGCGCACCACCTCACTCGGCTCCAAGATCAGCGCCAGGCGTTTCTCAAGTCGACGCGGAATCTGCGCCACGAGATCAGTGGTAGCCTGAGCTGCCGGTGGCGCGTCCTGCCGGCCTGTGGGTGCAGAAATGTCGGAGCCGCAGTGCTTGCACTTGATTGCAGCGGCCAGCACTTCCTCAGCGCAGTAAGGACAGCGCCTCGTTGGTTCCACTACAGCCAATTGGCTACCCCGCCGTGGTGTGAGCATGTACCGCTGTGATGCTGGCTGAAACTGAATGTGCCGTCGCGACACTTGGCGGTGGCGCCTGCGGGTGCAGCGCCTGATACCGTGTGCGCGGGCGAATGAACGACAACCCCATCCTTGTTGACGTAGTGCCCATGCTCAAGGAGCTGCGACTCGTTGGTCGCCTTCGGAGCCGGCGTGTCGTCAGAATGGATCGCTGCTGCAGCGCCCAGCCACAGCCACAGAAGCGCAATCGCTAGCTGCTTCACTGAAAATTCCCCTGAGCCTCTTCGATTCGAGAGGTTGTCGCACAGTGTACGCCCGATTGAGGCAAGGCGGCCGCTTGCTTATCGGTCAGCTATCGGTAATTAGGTACGCTTTAGGCAGCACATCACGCCACGGGCCTTCTGCCAACTATGTTCCGTCGGCGGTCCGCCGATCCTTGTCGGTTAGGAAATTGAGCAGCATCGTCACGGAACCTTCGACGCCGAACAAGGCTCCCTTTGCGTGCGGTACGTCGCCAAATGTCGCCTTTAACTTGGCCACCATCGCGTCGCGGTCGGCAGCGGTCAATTTCAGTTGCTGCGTCTTTTTATCGTCGAACCCTATCAGCGAATAGAGCAAGCATTCGGTAGCCTTAAACTCCACATGCCAGGCATCATCGCCTTTGACAGTTAGAGCTGCTGCCAGCTCCGCGTGCTCTGACGGCTTTTCGTTTATTCCGTCGATGAGTCGCTTATATTCTTGACGAAATCCTTCGACCGACTCTGCCAACTCCGTCATTGCCACGGCAAACAATTGTGCGCTGGCCTGTATGAATTCTTCTGGGCTTGCCTGATAGGGCTTCAGGTAGCTATTCGCACATTCGAATCCGTCTTCGGTCTCTCTGAATGAAACGATGGCGTCTGTGGCCGTCTTTGCTGTGTCCAGCTCCTTCATATGCGAGATCGCAGTTCGAAGTTCGATCAGTGCGTCAATGTATGCAAGGGAATAGGATCTTGGTTCGCCAATGATCGGCGCAACGCGGGGCGTACAAAATGCGCCCGCTGGCAAAGGCGCTAGTAGCAGCAGGCATGCCGAAAATAGCCATTGTCTAACATATGTCATGCCAACGGAATGCTACGCGCTGGCCTCATGTCTGGGGTCATGGCATGACTAATTCTTGCGGTCGCGCACACTATTGCACTGCCTCACGGGCTTTCGATTCCAGCGCCGGCGGCCGTCATGCAGCCAACAATAGGCGTTAATGACCGCATCGACGGGCTCGGGTTTTGACTTGGGTTTGCGAATCTTCTTCACGTCGTAAGCCTATACCGATGCTGAACGCCTTCTGCACTCGCATAACTGCTCCGATAGAGCAGAAATGATTACGATTCAGGACGGGGGTCAGGAAATGAAAGAGGCGATCGGCTATCTGCGCGTCAGCACTAAAGAGCAGGGACGCCAGCCAGCCGAACGTAGTTATCCGTCAACTATCGGTAACTGATGTGCTGACAGCTTGTGAGTACAGAGCGGACAAGTGTAGGCAGCGATGTTCGCTGCGACGTCTGAGTCACAATTCCAACTTATTGCGTGTTCCGGCGTGCTTAAGCATGTATCAGTTGACGGGGCGTTTGGTAAGCGCACATATTAATCGCTGCCTGCCGGCCGCACCTATGGGGACCGTTTCTAAGCGGTGATCACGTAGCGACGAGAAACTCGGAGAAGGCTGGCCCAACCCCCTTCCGCCGGGACAAGGAGAGGCCGTTGAGTTCGATGCGAATGTCAAATGAGACCATACACCCATGAAACTACGATTGCATTACTTGGCGGTCCTGTCGTCGCTCATTCTTTTCGCTTGCTCTAGCCGCAGTGCGCCCCATATACCCAAAGGGCTTATCGTCCTGAACTACAACTACCACACTACGGACGATGACAAGGATTGGGACACGGGGGTGCGTACGGCAGTGATCTGCGCCGGCAAAACGATCGCATCTGACTATGATCACAACGAACGTTTTGGCCCTAACTACTGGGACAAAGATACCGACACCGGCTGGTATAACCTTCCCTTCGACGAATCAATTGAGACGCTTGCGCTAATTGACATTGCACAATGCACTATCCGAGTGACCATCGCGGCAACCGAAGACGACCAGTGGGATTTCAATGTGAAAATGTTCGCCAAATATCAGGATGGCCGGACCTATTCTATGTCCGACGTTGGAGGGCACTTGTGTTCAAAGCATGGTCAATCGGTTAGCCAAGACTTTGCGTGGACGCCATCAGCGGCCAACCCGTCCGGGAATGCCGGCGCAGGTTGTGATGATGGATATGTGCCTCCTACCGGTTCTAATTCGACGCAAACCATCCGGGCATACACTAAGAATCTCGGCCAAATCTCGGTATCAGGTTCAGCAGCTATCCAAGGCCCTGCAACAATAAAGTGCGAGCAAGCCTCCTCTGACCAGCCGGCCGCTCCGACTCCAGCGGAATGCCTCATTACTGTGGATGGCTGCGGTTTCCCTCGCCAGATGTCTGTCGGGGAGATATGCGGTGCCAGCATTGCCGGAACTGTCACCTTGAGCTGTGCCGGTTCCGGAGACCTCACTTGCGCTGCCACGATTGATCAACCGTAAATCCAGCAAAGCGCGTCGCTCCGGGGCAGCCGTTATTTGCAACGGCCGACTGTAGGCGATTGAGACCATACATAGTGCGGGCTGCTCGACGGCCATGCTGCGGAAGCTCGATGAGGGCTAGCGGATCGCTGAGTTCAGCAGCCGTATCGGCGCCTTTTTCTGCTCGAAGGACGGCGAGCGCCGACAGATCGATATCTCGCCCACCGAATCAAGAATTTCAGGGCAATTGCGGTAGATGCCGAAAGCGCGCGAGCGCACGAGTCGTGACGAATCTCGACCGAGCTCGACGCCACGCCCGTTCGCGACTATCCGCCTGTTGCCGCGATGGTATCGACCACCTGGCGTAGCAATGTCGAAAGAGCGCTCGCGAGTTCTCGGCAGAATTCCAGCGCATCTAGGTTCTGCGCGTAGGTGAACAATCGTCGCGAGTTGGCTTCCGGGTTGTCGGGAATCCGAATCTGCGCGGACCAGACACCCGTTGAAAGTTTTGCCATGCTCGCGCTGGACATTCCGAAATCGACAGGCACGTAGTGCTCAATACTGTTCCTGTAAGCGCGGGCACGTTGCCCCATATATTTCCAACTTGCAGTAATGGCCTCACGCAAATCGGACGGCAGTCGATCCGCCAAATCTAATACTGTTTCGAGGTCGGACGGGCAATTGCCATGCCGGCTGTGCAGAAATGTCCAGAGCGGCTCTCGTAAGGCGCTATAAATGCGCCGAGCAGCCGTCACGCAGGCATCGAATTCGTAGTACGCATCCTCGGCCCCTCCGAAGGTGGTATGAGTTGCGTGACGCCCGTCAGGCAAACGCGTGTTGATGTTCGTCAGGTCGCGACATAGATCTGCGTACACCAAGGCAAGCTCAGTGCAGTGATAGGAGACGGCACCTAGGTGATACGAGAGATTCCTGATGTGCTGTAGGTTGCGGGCATTGATGGAGTCGGTCAAAAGACTACGTTGCACAACACTGCCGCGCGCGTGTATCAGCACCCAAGATTGCGGATTATGAACATCCATAGCGAGAATTGGAGTTCCGAGCTGCTCTAATTCGTTGCTTCCAAGAAGCGTGCGCGTGGTTGCGAAGCGCCAAGCTCCGCCGTCGGCGCCGGGTTCCAGCTCGATGCCTCTGGGCATGATCAGTCGTGCGAACGCCGGTGCGCTGGTCATGCTTGGATTATCACTCAATACCGGCCGGAGAGGCCCGGCCGCGGGCGCCGGGCTTGTATCCGATCACAGCGCCCAACGCGTATGCCATTCCTGATGGCTTGGCTGGCCCATTGCATACCACGCCCACATCGCGACAGTGTCAGGAATCACGGGCTCGCGGTCATCGCTTTGATGCCCAGCCAAACCTTGCACTTTTCGAAGCCGGTCTGAGACGGCGTAGTACCGCCACGTAAGTTCGGCGTGGGGCCGACACTCTCCTTCGGGCAGGGATTCGGCGACGGCACGCGATTCCAAAATGATTTCCGCGAGCATCTCCATGCAAGTATCAGCGTCGGGCGCTTTTCGGAAGCTAACCCCACACTTTGAAGCGACTGCGCTGCCTCGGTCGCGCTTTGGCGTTTTCATTTGCGTGGGACCTTTTCGATCAGCTTGGACGCCTCGGCGATATGCCACTGCACACAGTGCAGTGCCTCATGGAGCGAGTGCTTCCAGAGGCCACTAAACGCGGCGCCCAGTGCGTCGTCGGCATCACCCAAGACTTTGACAAGATCGGCGACGGCTCCAGCATGACCGAGGTGAATGCTGGCATCGTCCAGGGCGTGGAGGGCTTCAGATGGCGGGATGATTGGCGTTACGGCGCTCATGACTGTTCCTCCGCCGTCGCGACATCTAGGGCAACATCTGTTTCAAGCTGGCCGGCTACATCGTCGACCATTTCCTGAGCCGCCTTGAGAGCAAAGCGGACATGGCAGACGTCACGACTGCTTAGCGAGCCATTTTCGAGATCAGTGTCTCTAAGCGTCGTTAGAACGGTTCCGATGATGCCGTCGGCATAGAAGAGCCGATCGCGCTGCTTCTCCAGTCGCTGAGCTAGAATTTCCCGGGACGGTAGCGATTCGAGAATTTCGATATTCATGATGGTGCTCCTAATGTGTGCTGAACAGGTCGACCGAGTACGTATCGGAAGGCGGGTCGTGCTCATCAAGAGCGCCGGGATAGGTTGGCCACAAACGTGGC